TGTTTAAGTATAACAATATCATCCTTTAAACGCAACCTCTGTTTCTTCAATTCTTCTATTTTTAGATCATCAAAGATACCAGTTTTTTCCATAGTGTCTATTTGTTTGTCCAAAGCACGATGTGCTTCTTCTAGATGCTTAATTCTATTTTGATACATATCAACTCCTTATTCTACAACTAAACTGTTTAATTCATCATCGTCTGGATTAGAAAAATCAATTTCGCCTGCTTTCTTACCATCATCGAACTCAAACAAGTTACCAAACGTGTTAGCAGCAGGACCACCTTGTAATCGTGCACCTTCCAGTGATTTCAAGAACTGCGCACCAGTTTCAATCATATCAAACGCTTCTGCTTTAGTTTTGGTATTGAATAGTTCTTCAACAAATGTACCAAAGTAAAGAATTTTATTTGGAACCCAATCGCTGAATTCAATTTCTTTCTTGCCTTCGATGCTCTTCATGCGCCAGTCTGGAGTAAATCTAGCACATTCAATGTCCATTAACTGTTGAGCACGTTGTACCGCTTTGATATGACATTCGACGTTATGCCCCATCATTAGTGCGTAACTGAAACTATCCCAACTAGTCTTGTTTGGAATCTTACCTAGTTTATTAAGTCTTGGAACTTCGTGATAGTGTTCTGGATTTAAGTGATTAAACTTGACATCTCCAAGTTCGGCATCTGTCTTACGAACACCGTAATTGTAATATGCAATATCGCCCATAGTCAAACGACTTCCAAACTCACTTTCGAACGGAAAGGGAATATCAAATCGTCCTGAAAGTGCTTTGTTATCAGGAGCCTTGTCCATGATCACTGACCAACGCTTGTTGGTATGTTGTGCATTTGTATACACAAGTCCGTGAGCAGTAGCAATGAACGGGCTTGCACAGTCAAAGCTGATTGTGAGTTCTGGATTGATGTGTTTGCGGATTTGACGTTGTATCTGTGTTAGATAGCAACTCCAATCTAATTGTGCTGTGCCCAAGAAGTGAATCCAGTTCTTGCCTGTAAGCATTCCCTCGTCACGCATGGTCATTAGACGTTTGAGTGTGATATCCATCTTACACATATTAGCACCACCAAATGCCCAACCTTCTGCTTCTTTTCCTGCAAACGGTCCTTTAGGATCGCTGAACTCTACAACACCACGATACCATTTTTCTGCGGTATCCCAGTCACTGCCTTGCAGTACGTTAAGCCACTTGGTGGCTCCCAATCGATTATCTAGAAAATACTTGTTATTATACCGAGTCTTTTCTAAACAGTCTTCGAATGTTTTTAATCCTGTCTTTGGACTGTGGATGTGATCACAGGCCCATGTAGGCACGTCTAACATCATTGACCAATCGGCAGTTGCTTCTAGCCATTCAAGAATTTTCTGGCGTGTCTTAGTAGCTTCTGGCCCTTCAAAGTTCAACCAATCAAATTTGAGAACACCTTTACCGATCTGATAACCACCGGAGTCACCTAAAATCATTGTTTGTCCGCGATCACGCTGTTGTATCATGGATTCCTGATCCTGCGCTTTGATAACATCAAGTTGTGCATGGCCTGCTGAATACAGAGCATACTTGTAGGTAAAGTAGCCTTGATCTGGATTAAGAAAGTTCATTCCTTCAATTCCTTGATCAAAGCCTGCAGGAATACGATTCTTTGGTACAAACTCTTCTAGTCGCTGTTTTGCAACATAGGTGGAATAGAAAGAACTGATTGCTGGCAGATATACTGCATAGTCCTTTTGTAATGGTGTTAGATTAACTGGTGGTTTCATGTTCTCTCGATAAATGTGCTGTTATAGTAAGTTGGTCTTGTGCCTTTTTTACATTTTCTAATGCAATACGGACGGCTTCATTTTTTGTGGCTAGCTCTAATATTTCAATCTCTTGACTCTGCTTGCTCTTAACCCAGTGTAACAGATTCTGCGTGTCTTGATCTAGGCCTACAGTGGCATAGCTAGTGCTCATGTTTAACCAACTCGAACCATCAAACACCTGCATGTCTGTTCCCCACACACGAATCATACCTTGCATAGGGTTATTGTTGTTTTGATTAACATAGGGTACACTGGTGTTGCCACCATTAACCGTAACGCCTATATTGCCTTGTAGACCTTTGATCATATTTAGGCAGCTTGTGCTGGAATGATATATTTGTAGGTAGCGAGTCCGCTGTCTAAGGTGATCTGAATAGCACCTTCATTGCTCAAACTCATCTTTGTGGTATTTGTATCTGCAATCTTAAGAATGCTCAAGATTGGTAATACAGGCCAAGTCCAACCGCGATCTAGTTTACCTGCAACATTCTGTGCAAATACAAACTCACCACCGTGTGTTGAAGCATCACCGAATGTAAACTTAAGATTACCGCCTTCAGTCTTGGCAAGGAATGTAGGATGCTCTGAGTTAGCACCTGCTTGGAAGTTGAAACGAATCACAGAAGTCACTGATGGCTCAATTTCAACATCCCACTTAACACCACGGAACTTCACAGTCTTCATCTTTTCATTGATGATTTCTTGATTCATGAAGCGATAGTCGTTCTTGAAGTCGCCGTCTTTGTTTTCAAAGTGTAGACCCACTGGCAAAGTTTCGCCATTGCGTTCTGCTGTGGTGATACTGATCTTTGCACCTTCTTTATATTCTGCACCTTCCAATAGATATTTCAACTTGTTCAGTTGAGGCATACCAAATACACCAATCATATCTGGATACGGATTAGCAGTTTCTGCTTCCATGATCACTGAACGGTCATCTGCCATTGAGTTAATAGTTGTGCCTTTGTCTGTGCCTGTGACTTTGACTGTGGTCAAGAAGCCGAGGTTCTGTGTGTGGCTAACGATGTCTTGTAAAATATCTTTCATTAAGAATTCTCCTGTATATTAAGATTATATTTAGATCTTGAGAAAAAATCAACCTAGAAATCACTCAAAATCAAACAGTTTGTTAAATGTATTATCCGACCTTGTTGAACTGATGTCCCATTCCAAAACACCAATAAGGTTTCCTAACTTCTCATCTATCACAGTGGTTTCCATCTCTGCATCGTTGAAAGGCAGATCCTTGAACCATTGTGGTAATCTCAGTTCATCCACAGGGTAGGCCACGGAAGTATGCCCCATAGGATTGTCTTTGATCTTGCATACAATTACTTTCATGCCATCTACTATCTGCATGGAGTATTTGTCATCCATCATACGCCGGAGAGTGTTCCAATTCAATGAAGCTCTGACATGCCCGGGCATGTTAGTCTTGCCTGCTTTCTTTTCTTTGGCAGCGTATTCTGTAATATTGTTGGCTCGTTTAGGCGAGCCCTTCTCCCAACCTGGTCGAGTTTTAAATTCAGTGCGGAAATCAGTGATATATTGCAGGATCTCTTCTTTGGTCACACCAGTTAGTGTTTTAGTCAGTACTTCACTCAAGAAGTCTTGTATAACAACCGGGGTATCTGAACGCTTGAGGTCGAGGCCCATGGCTTTGATCTTGCCTGGTTTGCCTTCTGTGTCTGCTCGCTTGCCCTCTTTGTCGTAGTAGAGCACTGCATATCGCTTTTTAGTGATGAACAGTCCTTTGCTTGCAACAATTTCGCGACCTGCTTTGATGACTTCAGCTCTGGTTCGAGGGACATGAAATGCGTCCTGCATGAATTTGACAAATGTGCCATTGACTGTATCTCCTATGGTATCATAAAGTTCGACCACTGATTCTCTATTCCAGGGAATCAATCCTTTCTCAATGTCTTTTTTCAGTGTAGCATACGCTGAAAAATAACAAGAGTCTGTGTCACCGTAGATTACTGCTCGACCGATGTGGTCATACTCTCCGGTGATAATTTCATTGACTTTTGATGCCATGTGTTTGGCAATTTGTCGACCAGTTAGCGTAGTACTCTGACCAATTCTATTATCAAAGAATCTACAGCCTGGATTTAAAATCGCACCATAGAGACTGTTTAGTAGAATCTTCTTGACCAACTGTCGCTTGTCCCAGTATTCTTCTTCAATCTTGTTGCCAGCTTGGATACATTCTCTCAGCTTGGCCTGCATTTCTTTACGTTCTTTGTACCAACGTGCTAATAGTCCTGAAATCACACCCTCTGTTTCATATGTGAATATAGTACCATTGGCTGATATCATCCAAGGTTGATTGCTGTCAAATATAAGATCATAGGCTTGGGCTGCACTTAACGTGTCCGAGCCACCGCCTTCCCAATCAACGGTAACTTCACGACCGACTTCTCGATTCATCACAGCAGAATATTCGAGACTACCAAATATACCTTCCCAAGCCGATGCAAATGATTTTCCTTTGGCCATTTCTGCTGCAATAAAATCCTTGGTTCCATCTTGTCGTAACTGGCCTACGATGGTTTCTGGACCCATGTTCAACGCTCTAATCGCTGAAGGATACAAACTGTTAATGTCAAGAGAGCCAATCCACTCATGTATACCTTTCTTTGGATATGCAACGTAAGCCCCAGCAGCCTGAGTGTCTCCGTGCTCTTCCATCTTTTTGCGATTAGGAACTATCATACCTCTGCGATGTGCTTCGTTGATGATAGCTTGTTCAGTCACAGCCACTGCGCCCATAGTGGTTGCCAACAGCACTGTGTTTTCGTGTGCAATGGTATTGGCTAGGTCGATGAACTTGAGTTTCTTATCTAGATCATCTAGCAGTTTACAATCGTTGATATTATATTCAACGAATGTTTTAAAATCGTTGTTGTACAATTGATCTAGGGTGCCTTCGTACTGCGTCTTTCTTTGACCTAGTTCATACTCAGCAATAGCGTCTAGTCGATATGTATGGCGTTCTTCATAAGTATACTTGCGATACAGCTCAAGACTGTCTATATGCACACGACCGATGAAGTCATAGGTAGTAGCAGTTTTACCAAACTTTTCATATTCACGTTTCTTAGGCAAACAATTCCACAGACAAAATCGTTTGGTATCTTCTTTGCTGAGTACTTTGGTCACACGATTCACAGTATACGGAATATCAAAGCCCTCGGAATTCCAGCCACTTAGCACATCAGCATCTTGAATCAAATTCAAGAATGTGTCTAACATATCTGCTTCGTTGTCAAATAAGTGAGTATTGGGAAAGTCTGCGACTGCTTTAGTTGCTTCTTCCATACTCAGTGTCTTGGGTGGAATAGCCAAACATACCATGGTCTCCATCCATTGTAGATATACAGCAATGGCAGTGATTGGCATGAATGCATCGTCTGGTGATGCGTAGCCACGCTCTGGATCAAAGTCTACCTCAATGTCGAAAAATGCTACATTTAGTTTAGGAGCATCTTGATTGAGATAGTGATCTTCTAGACATCTATATATGGGATTGATGTCTGACTCGTGGAGTCGTTTGTTTGAATGTATAGCAAGTTCTTTGCGAAACTCTTTGACATTCTTACAACTGACTCTGCTTAGTGGTTCGCCTTTGATGGATTCGAACTTGCCTTTTGGGTCGTTGTAATAGAATATATGTCTGGCAGGATAGTCTTTGAAATGCCTCTGCCCTTTGTCGTCACGTTCGACGACACGTATCATGTCATCGTCGCGATCGTAGTATGCGTCCACGAAACTCATTTGTTCTCCTATGCAATTTTAGGCTTGCAAATACCAATATGCGGTTTATGGCCCGCCTACCTTCTTACTTTATTTAATTAATTAGCATTCTTGCTAGACCGAACGTGTCAATTGCGGTTAGCAAGATATAGTTAGCCAACATGCCAAACGATTTCCTAGTATAAGCAGCCCAAGCATACATAGCACAGCCAGCGATCCATACAGGATACAACACTAGCAATGGCGGATTAGGAACTGTAAGCGCCATAGTGATTGAGCAGCCAATACTAATAGCCCAGGCGAGCAGTTCAACAATAAAACGGAACTTGCTACTGTGCCAATCTTCTTTGATCCAATCGAATGTTGGTTTTAATAATTCATTCATTCAGGAAGTTTTTTAGTAACGCCAAGAATCATTTCAATCTCGCTCCACTCTGCTTCATGGTCTTTCCAATTGTCTTTGTGTGCGATGCGTATGGCTTTGTTAATCCAGCTGGGTTTGATCTGTAATTCTTCTGCTACAGCTTTAACAGTTTCTTTAAGACCTTCATTGAGATCTTCTACTTCACGAAGCACATTAGATCCTTCGTTGATTAATCTTTCGAGTTTGGCTTTTTCTTCCGGTCCATACATTTTTGACATTTGTTCTCTCCTATATGACTATTATATAGTCATAAAAAAAGCCAGTCAACCTATGACTGGCCTTTTAACACTTTTTGGTTAAATTACTTTTGTGCTTCGCTTAGTACATCGTACATTTCGAATACACCACCATTGCGTTCATATACCAAACCTGCGTATAAGTCAGCTTTCATGCCTTCGCCTAGTTTGTTCTTGGCCACACGCTCTGCCCATGTAAACAATGCTTTATCTACAGGATCAATCTGTTGTTGGCCGCCACTTTCTTGAACCAATTGAACCATTTCTTTAAATGACAGTTTTGTTTCTACACTTTCTTTAACTGGACGCTTTTTGCCTTTTGGCATCATTGCACTTTCAGTCTTCTTTTCAGGATCGCCTAATCTTTTGCGTAATAGTTTATTCAAGTGACCTTTTGGATGAGGTTTAGATTTAGTAGGATACGGTTCTTCTAAGTCGCCATCGTATCCACGATCTGGAATGTGATTATCACTGTGATCTTTTTTAGCTTCGTCTACTTTCTT